ACAAAGAGACGCCCGTTCGTATCGGCAACGTCAAGACAGAGCCACAACTTAAAGAGTTGGTTGGTGGCAACAAGCAGATTCTGCCTATCTTTACAAGCTCGGTTCAGAACACGTTCATGTTGACCGACTTGGCTTTGCGCAACCAGATGATTAAAGAGTCTGCGTTCTTGCTCCACAAGATGGGTATTGCCACAGCGATTGGAGAAGGCTCCGGCCCTGCCAGCGACAGTACTGTGCGCTTTAAAAAGGACGGCAAGGATCACTTTGTGTACATTGACAAGGAAAAGTACGGCATCCCAGCGGAACTCATCATCAAGGGCATGGAAGGTATCAAGACAACGATGCCTGCCGCCATCAAGATGCTAGGCGTGCCTGCGGATATTTTGCGCAGTTTTGTTGTGAAGAACCCTGCTTACGCTGTGCGTCAGGCTGTACGCGACCCGCTCAATGCTTGGCTGACTACAGGCACAGACGCTACGCCAGTGCTCAGCTCCTTCAAAGAGCTGGCCAGTATGGTGGCCGGCCGCAGCGAAGTGGAAAGCAAATTGATGCGTTCAGGCGCTATCAGTAGCAACGTTTTCTCTGGCGATCAGCGCGATGCGTCCAAGTTCCTCAAAGACATTACTTCTGGTAGATCTGGTTGGACTAAGCTCATGGCGAAGCTGGATGCGTTTGCTATGCAAGGCGATGCGTCTACCCGTGCTGTGGTTTACAAAGACTCCCTTGCCAAAGGCATGTCAGAACAAGCCGCACTATTGCGTACGCTTGAGTCTATGAACTTTAGCCGCCGCGGTTTGTCGCCCAGCATGCAAGCGCTGTCGATTATTATTCCATTCTTCAACGCTCAGATTCAAGGTTTGGATGTGCTGTACCGCGCATACACAGGCCAGATGCCGTTCAGTGACCAGCTTAAGATTAAGCAGAAGATGATGGCGCGAGGCATGATGCTCGCCGCAGGAACAATGGCCTACGCTGCTTTGATGGCAGACGACGAGGCGTACAAACGTGCCAAGCCTGAAGAACGTTACGGCAACTGGTTTGTGTATGTCCCCGGCTTTGACGAACCCCTGCGCGTACCTATCCCGTTTGAATTGGGTTACGCATTCAAGGCGTTGCCTGAAGCTATCATGGACATGGCGGCCAACGACGAGAAGGCATCCAAGGCCGTGGGCGGCTGGCTCAAACTGGTGGCACAGACCAATCCGTTCAGCTTGCCACAAGGTATTAAACCTATTACCGAGGTGTACCTCGGCAAGTCGTTCTTTGGTGGTGACATCGAATCACAGCGCGAGCAAAAGATGCTGGCAGGCGAGCGTTCACGCGAGTCCACTACCGAGTTTGCCAAACTGCTTGGCAGCATTACAGGCAGCGAAACCATCAAGCAGCTCACAGGTAAAGAGGGCTTGTCGCCAATCAGTATCGACTACCTCATCCGTGGTTATACAGGCGGGGCAGGTATTGCGCTGGTGCAGTTGGCCAACCCGCTACTGAACACCGAGATGAGTGCCGACGTAGCCAAGCCTTCCCTCAAAGCCAGCAAGACGCCTATCATTGGCGGTTTGTTCCAGCCCGTTGAAGGCAGGGGCACCATTGACGAAGCGTACGACCAGATGCTAAACATTCAGCAGACCAAGGGCACGTTTAATCGTTTGGTTGAGCAAGGCAAGACTGCCGAAGCCCGTGCGTTTGCCCAAGAGCACGCTGACAAGTTGTCGCTAGCATCGGTGTCTGGCTCGGTACAGCAGAAGCTCGGTGAGTTCGCTAAATACCGCCGTCAGATTGAGGCGTCGCCTAAGCTGACGACTGAGCAAAAGGACGAGATGTTGGCAAAAATTGACAAGGCACAGACCGAATACGCCCGTGCTTTCCTCAAGGCAACCGATAGAACCACACGCCAGTAAAGCCGTCCCTGATCCCGATCTTTGCTCGGGCGTCAAACAAACGGATGCCGAGGGCCTTGTTCAAGCCCTCGGCTCTTACAGCCTCAGTGTCGATGCAGGGGACGAAGAACCCCTGTCCCCTCTCAAGCCGCTGCCACGGATATTGGATTGATAACTTCTTCATCCAGACTAGAAATTTCTCTCGAAATCTTCATGGTAGCTACCCGCATGGGTGGGCCACTGGTTCTTGCCATCAAATCTTTCTTAGGCATGTAAGAGACCACAAACTGTTTCTCAAGCTGGCGCTTGAAGTCAGCGTAACCAAAGCTCATGTTGGAGCAGAAGGTTTTGAGCAGGCGCTCCTCGATATAGAAGTCAACGTGGTTGGCTGTAACGCCGTGCTCCACGCGCCCCATAACTACCGAGCGGGTAGTAGACGAGTCGATCAACGCGGTGTCCCCCAGCAGTGCGCTTGCGCCTGTCTTGGCGTTAAAGCGTACCACCACGAACTTGCCGTAGTTCTCTTGGATAAAGCCGTTCAGGATGTCTTCAGCATTGCGCTTGCTTGACCGTACGGTGCCGCGTGCCACGTTCACCCTAGCCTTCAAGAATTCCTTGATCTCGTTCAGGGGAAAGTCAACAATGTTCAGATACTTATTGCCGAGAACTGCACCTGCCGTCATGATTGTGCCCACGCCTGCCATCCAGAATCGCTCGTCATTGGTGGCGTTGAAGTCCTTGTAGCAATTACGCACAACGTCAGGCACCAGCGTCTTGAGCATCGGCACGTTCTTGGCCAAGAACTCAGCCAACTCATGGCCAACCACGCCGTAGTTTTCTTGCAACGACTTGATGACTTCAATCTCATGGGGCTCCCATGACAACTCCTCGTCCATCACAAACTCCAGAACACGGCGCATCTCACCCTCAGACGAGTGCTTGCGTGATCCGGTTAGGTAGTCCACGACGTGGGTATTGGAAGACATGATGGCCACGGTCTGCCAGATCGAAAGGTTCAAGCGTTCCTTGTTAGCGCCTGACTCCATACGCTCCTTGCCGCGACCCTCGGTCATGTCCAGTAGGAACTCGGGGAACCACTCAGCATCCTTGCGGTTCTTGGCAGTGATCTCATCGGTCACCAAGGGCAGGCTTTGCAGCAGACCCAAGCGTTGTTGCATGGCCACAGGAGAAGTGCTCTTGCCTGTGCGGTAGTGTGTTGGGTGACCCCAGATTGAGGCCGCCCCTTCCAGTGCCAACGACTTACCCGTACCGGACTCGGTTGAGCCGCAGTGGTAGGTCATGCCGTAGATACCTGTGAAGCGCATGAAGGGAGCGCTTGCTCCTGCCAGTACAACGCACAGATGGCCGTACAACCTCTTTGCGATGAGCATCTTAATGAACGTCACCCAGTTCTCGATATTGCCGTTGGGTCTGGTGTTGGCCACGATGTTCTCAAGGCCGGGCATCGGCACTTCCACAGGCGCTGATGTGGCGCTGTAAATCTTGCCTGCGTAAACGAACGTGCCGTTTTCTTGCCAGCCGTAGTTGGCCGGCACTTTGATGGGCGACTTGTCGTTGCTCATCTTCTCAACGCTTGCGCGTATGTAGTCAAACAAATTCTTGTCGTTGCCTCGGCCAAAGGCCGCCACGATGTTTTGGTTGGCCAGTGTCTTGACCGTTTCGTCTTGGCTCACGACAGCCTTCTGTGCCATTGTGATGTTCTGCACGCCTTCACGCCGGATGGCCATGAGGTGTACTGTGTGTTCTCCGTTGTGGCTCAGGATGTCCACAGGGAAAAGGTCGTAGGGGAGAATCAAAACATTGCGCGTGGTCTTGTTGCCCTGCGCATCTTCGTCTTCCTTCTGGATAAAAATGCCACCACGCTCACCATAAGCGTAGCCACGGGGTGCTTCAGGGCGAAGTACCTTCTTGACTTCCTCGTCCATTGCAACGCGGGGCAACTCCACCACGCTCTCAACGGTTGTCACCGCCATGTCGCGGCCGAATACTAGCGGGTTCGTAATCTTTCCCCAGTGCTGACAGCCGGGGCAAACACCGGGGTTCTCCGAGTCCATCTTCGTGCAGGGGTAGGGGCCTTTGATCTCGGCCAGCTTCGTCTTCATGCGGTCTTCGCTGTACGGGTGCATGTCGCTGATCCACTTTGATGCACCTTCGCCGTCTACGCATACCTTCGTCCAAGACAGGATGCCGCGCCACAGCGGTTCCATGCCGTCCTGCTCAGCGTGCTCAACGTAGTGTGCGATCTGACCACAGCCTGTGCCTGCGCGGGTCTTGACCACGATGTTCTTGAAGCGGGTGACGCTGTTCTCAAACAGTTTGACTTGGGCTGCAGACGGTGCGGCTGGCCTAGTACCGGGGAGCTCAACCACGTTGTTTGGCTGCTTGGCTGAGACTTCGTACTGCGTACCGATGAGGTTCTTCTCCACCACTGCGCGGATGTCGGCCAACTCAAACACCGCACCTTCGCTTACAAAGCGCACGTTGGTCTGCTCACGCACACGCTTCTTATTCTTGATGCCTTTGTTGATGGTGTCAGGAACTCGCAAGACTCGGGATGCGTCTGAGGTAACTGTTGGGTCAATGTCCAGCTTGTTCTGGTAGCACATGCGCTTGAACGCTTCGGCCACAGGCTTCCACTCGTCGACATCCACGGCTTCAGTCAGCGGCCAGTATGCGTGTACACCGCCGCCAGACGCCACCATCCATGGGTCGCCCAGTGCGGACAGCCCAGTAGCCTCGGTGAAATCCATGATGGCCTGTGCCGCCAGCTTTGCGCTTGCGTATGCCTTGGGCTTGACGTTGCCCTCTTCGTCAGGGATGTCCTTGGGGTGGTTGCAGTCTACGTCAACGGCAAACGTTTTGACCATCTGCACATTCTCAGCAGTGCGCTTGTTCTCGCCTTCTCCAAACGTACCCAGCGCAAAGTAAATGTCTTCGCCCGATTTCTTCCATCTGTCAATGACAGGTTGTGCTTCCTCCAATGTGTGAACATATACGTGTTCTTTTTTTCTTGAGAGTTCCACCACACAATAGCGCCCATTTCCGGGCGGTGGCAAAACCGCCGCTACAAACTCAAGCGGTTCCATATTTAACGCCTTAATCAGAAAAGGTTTAGTTGTTTGGGGTCAATGAACGGATGTGCTTCCGTTGGAGCAAGCGCCACAAAGCGACGCAACAATTCTTTCTGCCATTCCTTTGGCATGCCGTGCAGATCATCCACCGCATCAGCGCAGTAGTTGATGAGCTCCCTGTTGGTCAGGGTTCGAGGTTGTATTCCTTGCATATTCTTCTCCATGCTTGTTCTGCGTCCCGTGACGACTTCATTATTTCTAAAAGGAGTTCAACGCGGTTTTGATACGCGACAAAAACGTCCTTGCCTTCGAACCAGTTGTACACAGTCTGGCGTGTAACTCCGAGCGCATACGCGATCTTTGTCACAGGGAAATCTAAGTAGATTGCCCAACGCCCAAGCTGATTGCCGGGCGTTTTCTTGGCAGCCATGACTGCGTCAATTACTCTTTGTGAATAAGCCATAGTGTTTGGGTGGGGGTACTAGCCGTTCGTCCGCAAGCCCGTTAGAACTCTGCACGACGTTCCCCCCGATCTTTACTTTCTGTTTTGTGCCAGCAGCAAGCAGGTGGCACGTTCAATTTCGACTTGGTCAAACAAAGCACAAGCCGTGACCATAGGGTCAGCGCCGTTGGATACAGCCTTTTCCCACTTGTCACGTCGATCGTGCATACCAAAAGAGCAAGAGGCAATTCCGACTATGAGCACCATTGCTCCGATGCCCCACATGCGGAGCCAAAATTTATTTTCTTCCATTGTTTTCTCCTTGAAGGTGGGGGTTGGGTGGGGATCGAACCCACCACTCCACAGTGCATGCCGGAATCGAACCGGCCCTTTTACCAACCCCCGATTCAATTACTCGTCATCCCAGTCAGACACGATGTCAGCGAGCTTGCCTTTCTTGGCAGGCACAGCAGACGGCTTCGCGGCTTCCTTGCGGACTTCGGGTTCAGCATCGTCCTCTTCCACCGCGGGCTTGGCTTTCGCTTTAGCGGCCTTGGCAGCGATCGGCTCGTATGCTGGAGCATCTTCTTCCTTGGTCAGCTCACCCATGGGGCGCTTGCCGGGGATTGCCAATGGAGCAGGGGCGGCCTTCACACCATCAGAAGCGGCAACAGTCATGACAACTGCACGCTTGGCTTCATCGCTTTCGCCTTGCGCCTTGACGATCTCATACTCTTCTGGAGTCAACCAACGATTGGGCGCGAAGTGCAACTTGGGCGCTTCTGCTTTCGTGTCGAACTTCATGCGAGTGACGATCATCTCGGGGCTGATGGGAGGGTTCTGCATGGCCAAGTTGCGAGCGAAGGCTTGCAATGGGCGCTTGTCTCCGTCTTCCTTGCCGAACACCGAAGTGGCTGGCAAAGTCAACTGCAACACTGCACCTTCAATATTGTTCTCAAGCACCACAGCCAAGCGTTGTTGGTAGCGGCAGGCGCGGCTATTACCCTGACCTGAACCTGCGATGTTCTGAGGGCATGACATGCAAGTTGCCGCTTGCTTGTTCTCGGCGGATGCGTCTGGGCGCTCACCATCGTTGCTCCAGCAGTCAGGGCCAGTGATGTTGTCACCGTCGTAAGACTTAGCGTAGAAGATACGGCTGACCTTGGGGGCGGCCTTGACGATGATGACATCCAAGAAGCGCTCGTCGATAGCGGCGATCTCTTTGCCTCCGGACAGCAAGCGGAACACACCACCTTTGATGGAGATGCGCTGTGTGCTACTGCCTACGCCGCCGCCTGTCAGGGCTTTGGCTGTCTCAGATAACTCATGGTTGCGTGCGAATGAAGGTACGTTTGCAGGGTTGAATAGTGCGATATTAGTCATAATAAGGTCTCATTTCGTTGGTTTAGTTACGCGAATCTCAAACTCCGTTACGGAGTTCAAGCCCGGAGGGAGAGAGCCCGGGTTCTCTTCGAGGTACCGTGCCATGTTGGTTTGCGCGATGCGTTTCTCCAGCAAGTCCACGACTTCATGCTCAAGAATAAACTTCTTGAATGAGTCCCAGTCCTGCGTGTTGTAACGCGTCTTGGTCACCATTGACACAGTTCCAAAGGAAGTCTGCACGGACTTGACGCCCATGGACTTCATCTGGTCTTTCATCGCAAAGCGGATCTCATCTTGCTGTGCCTTCAGAGTTTCGATTTCGTTGTCGTACTCTTGCGTCAGCAGGTCGATGCGCTCCTTGATTTTGCGATAGATTTTTGCAAGCCTGTCCAGAGGGACTGGCTCTTGGGTTTCTTCAGACATTGTGCTTTCTCCTGTGATTATTTTTGTCTAAGGTTTGACAGTTTACATAGTTTTCTTTGCGTTGCAACCCCCTTTCAAGAATTTATTTCTGTGTCGAACATCTCTGTAAGTAAAGAGTTATCACTTACTTTATCTTCTAGTGCTTTAAACATCTTCTTCTCGATCGGGCTACCCTGAATGTGTATCACAGTAACCTTGTCGGAATCTTGACCTTTACGATCGGCTCGTGCTATGCACTGCACGTACTGCTCCACGCTCATCAGTGGCCCATAGAAGATCACAGTGTCGGCAGCAGTCAGGGTAATCCCGTGCGCACTAGCTTGCGGTTGCATCACCAACACGCGAGGGTCAGGCTCACTCTGGAATCTACGGATTGTGTCTGCGCGTTTTGGCGGTGTGATACTGCCGTGGATGCACTCAACAGAGATGCCCTTCTTCAAGAGGTGGTTGTAGATGGTGTCGATGGTGCTTCGGAACAGCGCAAAGATGATGACCTTGCGTGTTGTCTCTTCCAAGATTTCCTCAAGCACACCAAGGCGAGGCGCTGAGTCGAACTCCACAACTTCCCTGTCGTCTGTGTACGCCGCACCGCAACTGATCTGCAAGAGCTTTGATACGCCGGCCGCCGCATTGACTGCACTGATGGTCTCGCCTGCCGCCTGCACCATCATCTTGTCTTTGAGCATGTTGTAGTACTTGGCCTGCTGTGGTGTCAGCGGTACTTCACGCGTCATGGTAATGACCGGCGGTAAGTCAAGGCACATCTCTTTGGTAAAGCGAATGGCCGGTTGCAAGGCTTGATGTACCAACTCAGGGGCGTTGGGCTTAGCCGCCCACTTAAACATCGTGATCTTGTGCATGACCTGATCGCGCCACGCAGTGAAGAACTTGGGCACGTTGTCGGGGTTAACCAACTTGGCCAAGCCGTACGCATCAGCAGGCGACTGCGATGCAGGCGTACCAGTCATCATCCAGAGGAACGTGTTGGGCTTCACGATGGACTTGAGCGTCTTCCAACGCTTGGTTGTCATGGTCTTGTAAGCATTAGCCTCGTCGACAATGATTAAGTCAAAGCGCCCATCGTTGTTGATCTCGTCAGCGATCAGGTTCAACCCGTCATAGTTGGCGATGACGAACTCGTAGTCTTGCTGAACCATCTCGATACGGCGACTAGCCTGCGCATGGTGCGCGACGATGGCAGAGCGATGGATGATGCTGTTATTCAGATCGCCAAGCCATGCAGACTGCATGATCGACAAGGGACACAGAATCAAACAGCGCCTGACTTCTTTGCGTTGCATCAGGTAGTCGGCGGCCCACAATGCTGAGAGCGTCTTGCCAGTGCCCGGCTCGCTAAACACGAAGGCTTTGCGATTGAGCGTTAAGAAAGATGCGGTCTCGATCTGGTGCTTCATGGGCTTGTATTTCCCCGGCCAGTTGTATCGCCTAGTGATGGGCGACTGAATGTTTTTCACACCTAGATTGCGCAGTACCCGACATTCGTCAAGCCCCCAATACACAGCGACATCGAAGCCCCCATCGGAGCGTTCCATGACTTTGTGCTTGGGTATTACCTGATACTTCTGTGGGTTGCGAGTGCGAAAGACAAGTGCTTTGTCCTCGATGATTTCCATGCTTTCTCCGTTTATTTATTATCTGATCGGTTCGCTGACTTACTTCGCATACGAAGGTTTCCCTTAGCTGACGTACCGCCTGAGCGCATAGGCTTGATGTGGTCTACATCTTTGCCGTCACCCTTGGTGGCCGCACCGGTCTTCTCCATCATGCGCCGAGCCTTGACTCGTTCTGCGCGTTTCTTGATCTGCTCGGGCTTGCCTTGGTAGTTGTCGTACTCACTGCGGTAGTTGCGTGTAGCCATGATTGCTCCTAATGTTTAACAGGGGGTTTAAGTAATTCTTCAATCGAAACGGATGACTCGACAGTCATGAGCCGTGTCATCTCAGGCATCATCTTCTCGACCGTGGCTCGGGCTTTTGCGTTTGCTGCCTCTGCCTGCTTCGAGAGTTGCTTGGTAACTGTAATCATGACCGCGCCTTCTGTTGTGCTGCTGAGCATGTTTTTGTTTCTTTCAAGCGCGTCTTGAATTGCATCAGCCATGTTGTTCGCTTTTGCTGACCACGCATTGAGTGTGCGGCCTTCGTCTGAATCGGTCATGATGTCTATGTCGTAAATGTGCATGTCTTTCTCCTTAATGTTTTGGGTGATTTTCACAAGTTGTAACTGGGCACCATGGGCACAGTGGTGATGGTCTTGGGTTCCATACGCCTGACGCATGCGCTTGCTCAATCCTAGCTACGCGCTGGCGATACTGCCACCACTCTGCATCGGCTTGGTCAACCGTATATGACGCCCTAACCATATCATTCTTGACCACGAACAGCAACGCTGCGTTGACCTTCCTGATGTGTGGGAAGTGGGCGAATACCATGAGCGCCATCAGTTTAAGTTGCTCACGATCGGGGTATTTGTTGTTGCCTGTCTTGTAGTCCACAACCCAACAAGTTAAGTTGTCATCGTCCACGATCAGCAAGTCTGCAATGCCACGAAGCCATACATCTTTGCCAAGGAATTCGCAGGGCTTTAAGTCAACAGTCAGACCCATCTTGTACTCGCACAGCTTGCGGCCGGGCTTGGCGTTGAGAGCATCGAGCGTATCCTTGATGAACTCGAACTCTGGGGGGATGGGCTTGCCTTCCTTGATGTAAAGCTCTGCGGCTTCGTGTAGGCTCGTGCCGTAGCGCGTCGCTTCAGTCTCTTGGAACTTGTAGTTCTTCAAGACCTTGACTTCGTGATACCTACGGGCACAGCCCTCGTAGTCTTTGAGGGAGGAGTGGCTCCATGTAATTGGCTTGGTCATTCAAACTTCGCAGTCTTGATGGCTACTGTTCATA